AGATATTGTTGGATATACGATCCCAGGAGATACTCTTTGGTATGATATTGGTTACTCGATTACAGTGAGCAGTACTAGCGTGTATGTTGTTGGTCGATCATATTATGCCGGTATAATATTAAAGTATGATACGTCTGGTACATTACTCTGGCAGAAAAGTGTAGCTGGGTGCGACTTTACTAGTGTAACATCCGATAGTAGCGGTAATGCATATGTCACTGGTGTGAAATCTGGTATTCCTCCTTTCGTGTGTAAGTTTAGTTCAAATGGCGTCCTAGAATGGAAAAAAACGATGTCCTCTAGTAAACTTTCAGCCTACCAGTATGCTTTACCTCAGATAACGTGTAATGGAACTGATTTGTATGTGTTAACTTGCTGGGATGGATTGACCGACGTAGCCGTTTTAAATTGGAATACCAGTGGAAGATTCATTTGGTGTAATTCGATATCAATGGCGTCAGGTACACAACAGTATTACCCGACAATCACTTCTGATAGTAAGTATATTTATATAACAATCGATCTATCAAGTATTATAAAATTACGGAAAGATGGTTCTCAACTTGGGAGTTATATAAAAAGTCAGCCGTTGGTTGGACCAAATGGGCCGTTTACATATGATATTGTTTTTAACTATAGTGATGTGACATCTGAAATTACTGAATTAGATAATTCAATGCAAGTAACTAACCAGCTTGATGTGGTATCATTATCATATACCATACCAGAAGGTTCGGTGGCAATGGCAAGGGTTGATGTTACATCCCAGGTGAAAGATTACGTGGTGAATGAATATTTTATTGGCAGTGAAAGGCCCCCAGTAATAACATCATATGTAGATAATGTATTAGCTATTACTGATAATTTCAGCACAGCACCGGTAACCAACGATCAAACACCAGGTTTGAATATCGGGGCTGGTTTGACTAATCCGCAGCTGTATATAAATGGAACATCAGTGGCATCTGTGTATGATTCGGTTGCTGGGACTTTAACACCGGATAGTCCAGTAACACCAGATGGAATATACACGTTCAAGTACACAGTTGACACTGATGGAATTGCTAGTCCGTTGAGTTCAGGCTATTCTATAACGCTGGACACAGTAGCATCACCAGTAACAATCGAGCTAACTCACGATAATGGATCAAGTTCATCTGATGGTATAACAAATAATGGTCAAATAACGATTAGCGGTTTAGAAGTTGGGTCGTCTTGGGAATATAGCACAGATAATGGTAGTAATTGGACAGTAGGAACTGGTACTACATTCACACTATCCACTGGTTCATACCCTGCTGGTGTTGTAAAAGTCAGACAAACCGATGCAGCTGGTAATTCAAACATTACTAGCACTATATATACAATTGTGGTAGATACAACCGCACCAACTATTAATTCAGTTACATCAAGTTGGGGTTCTGTATTGGATTCAGTAGAAAGTGGATCTTCTGGTACAATCACAGTCGCCACCTCTGGTGTTGAAGATGGCCAAACTCTAACGGCTACTATAAATTCGGTACAATACACCGGAACTGTTTCAATTAATTCAGTTATATTAACGGCGCCATCTGCAGATTTGTCAGTAATGTATAGTGGTACAACTTATACCATTTCAGTTTCCGTTTCTGATCTGGCTGGCAATAGTGTTTCGGATACAAGTACTACATTCACTTCTACTATACTAGGAGTTGGTGGTGCGTATGGGGGTGGTTATTATGCTGGAAATATCGTTGATGGTGGTGTCACTTATATGCTAATTGTTGCTCCTAAAGCCTCTGGAGCTAATGGTGGTGTTAGTCTTGCTTGGGGTCCACTGATTGGAGTTCCTAATGCTCGAACACTAACTAATGGCGTGGCTGCTTCTAATGCTTTAAATGGGAGCGGTTTCCCAGCTGCATATTACTGTAAAGGTTTAAATATTGGCGGGTTTACGGACTGGTACTTACCAGCTAGAGACGAGCTAGAGATTCTATATAGAAACTTGAAACCTGGAACTACGGTTAATGTTGCTGGGGCTAGACCGGCACCCGGTTCCGGTAGTTTCTATGACCATTTCGGTTATGACGGTTTAGCTTACGGAACAAACGAGAATTCAAGCCCACTAGGGGTGGGATATACAGCGAGTTCACCGGCACAGACCGGAATCGCAGCATTTAAAACCGGTGGTATCGAGGCGTTTGTCGAGGACGTCTATTGGTCTAGTACGGATGCAATGAGTGGGCAAGACACCAACCCAGTATGGGTACAGCGCTTCACCGATGGCTACCAGGGCGGCACCAGTAAGAACGGCAGCTTCTATGTTCGCGCTGTTAGACGAGAGGTATTACCTGTGACAGTACCAGATCAACCAACTGGGATAACCGCAATTGCTGGTGATTCATCGGCGACTGTGTTGTTTACTACACCTTATAATGGCAGTTGGTACACAGTCACTGCTTATATTAGTGGTGTCTCAGCTGGTATAACTGCAGCTGGTTCAACTAGTCCAATAAATATCACTGGTCTGACTAATGGTACCGCTTATACCTTTACTGTAAAAGCAACTAATGCGATTGGTACCGGTTTGGAATCATCTCCTAGTAATGAAATAACACCGGTTGTACTAACAGTTGGTGGTGCATATGGAGGTGGATATTATATTGGAAATATAGTTGATGGCGGTGTTACTTATAAATTAATCGTTGCACCTAAAGCGTCTGGCGCTAATGGCGGTGCTACCATTCAATGGAGAACCACTAACGATGCTGCTCCAGTAGCTACTAAAACTCTAACCAATGGTGTGGCTGCTTCTAATGCCATGAATTCCAGTACTTATCCTGCTGCCTTTTATTGTAAAGGTTTGAATATTGGCGGGTTTACTGACTGGTACTTACCGGCTAGAGACGAGCTAGAGATTCTATATAGAAACTTGAAGCCTGGAACAACAGCACCTTATGATTCGGGTGGAGCATGGAGAACAACAGCTAACTTTGGAAATGCTGGGTTCGGGTTAGATAACGGTGCTAACGGTTTCAACGCTAACAGTAGACCAGTAGGGTCAGGATACACTAGCGGAAGTCCGGCACAAACCGGAATAGCCGTATTTAAAACAGGCGGAACAGAATCTTTTGACGAGAGCTCCTATTGGTCTAGTACTGAGCTTGACGACTACTACGTGTGGGTACAGTACTTCGGCTATGGGCTCCAGTACTACAACCTTAAGACTTACGCCAGCTATGTTCGCGCAGTAAGACGAGTTCCTTTATAATTAATTCACGGAGATATAAATGTTAGTAAAATTTACACAAATAGATGCAGTTCTGAAAACACTTTGTACAGAAAAACCAATGGTCAACGGTCCAGCTTTCCCTGCGTTACCAGAACTTCAAATTGAATTCTGGGATGAATCAAATTACCCGATTCTTACCGATGAAGAAGGCAAATACACAACTACTCCAATCTTCTGGGGTTCTTGTTCAGACACTGCTGATATTTCATTAACAGGTGTTATTGCGGTTCTTACACAGGAAGAGTATGATGCCGATAAACTAGCAGAAGCAAAGGCAAGAAAACCTTTTGATTCTTGGGTATTCGATGAAGCATCCCTAGCTTGGCATTCGCCTATCGCTAAACCAGAAGATGGTAAAGACTATCTTTGGGATGAACCAACAACATCTTGGGTCGAGCGATAGCACGAACTATTCATTGACATCCAACTAAAAACCAAGTAAACTCTGTATTTCACCGTACTAAATCTAGTGCGGTGATTCTTTTTCTAGCCTAAATATCATACAATCCACAAGAGGTAAGCATGGCAATCAGAATATTAACTGAAAAATCGACATACACTGTCGATTATCCTACTGCAATTGAGTTTGCAGAACAACAAGCCGACAATCTTAAACAAACATCTTGCTAATTCAATGAAAGTGTAATATATTATCGCTTTATAACAAAGAATTAGCTATAAATTTAACCACACGAGGAACGTATGCAACAAGACAACACTATAACACCTGATTCACCAGAAAGAATTGATTACATGGACATTTCTATTGATTTGTCAAAAGACTCATTGTTCGATGATTTGGGATTAAAAAGATTGCGAGAATCATACATGATGGATCATGAAACTTCACCGCAACAGAGGTATGCACACGTATCAAAGTCGTTTAGTTCAAATCCTGATCATGCACAACGATTATACGAATATGCTTCTAATCATTGGTTGAGTTATGCAACACCAGAATTATCGTATGGTAGAAATAAACGAGGGTTACCAATTTCATGTTTTCTAACATATCTGCCAGATTCAGCAAAGGGATTAATTGAAACACTAACGGAAGTTAACACTTTATCAATGTTAGGGGGTGGTGTTGGTATTCACATGGATATTAGATCTGCGGATGATAAATCAACTGGCATTATTCCACATTTAAAAACCTATGATGCTTCATGTTTAGCATACAAACAGGGTTCAACTAGACGTGGTAGTTATGCAGCGTATTTGGACATTTCGCATCCTGAAATCGTACCTTTCATTGAGATGCGCAAAGCAACTGGCGATCCAAATATTAGATGTCCAAACTTGAATCATGGTGTTAATATTACTGATGATTTCATGGAAATCATTGAAAAGTGTATGATAGACCCAGAGTATGACGACTCATGGAATCTGATTGATCCAGCTTCTAACGAAGTCGTAGAAACCGTGTCAGCAAAAGAATTGTGGCAACTTCTCATTGAAACTAGAGTTCAACGTGGCGAACCGTATATGCATTTTATTGATACCGCGAATCGAGCATTACCAGCGTTTCAAAAAGCATTGGGATTAAAGATACATGGTTCAAATTTATGTCAGGAGATAGAATTATCAACCGATGAAGAAAGAACTGCAGTATGCTGTCTTGCATCATTGAACTTGAATTACTACGATGATTGGAAAGATGATTACCAATTCCATAAAGATGTAGCGGAAATGCTAGATAATGTACTAGAAACTTTCATTAATACTGCTCCACCTGAAATATATAAAGCTAAGTACTCTGCTATGAGAGAACGTGCAATCGGAGTTGGAGTTATGGGTTTTCATGCTTACTTGCAACAGAACAACATACCATTTGAATGCGCATTGGCAAAAAGCACCAACATGAGAATATTTAAAAGCATTCGGACACATTTAGACAAAGCTAATCAAGAATTGGCTATTGAACGTGGTGAATGCCCAGATGCAATTGGTTATGGTAAACGGTTTTCACACACCATGGCTGTAGCTCCGAATGCCAGCTCCAGCATTTTGATGGGTAACACATCTCCTGGAATTGAACCATTTAGGGCAAATGCTTACAGACAAGATACCTTATCTGGTTTTTCAATATATAAGAATCGTTGGTTGCATGAATTACTACTAACTAAAAACCTTACAGATGATGAACTCAATGATGTTTGGAAGTCAATCATTGCAGATGACGGGTCTGTTCAGAAGTTAACCATATTGACAGATGACGAAAAGATGATATTCAAAACTGCATTAGAAATTGACCAACGATGGGTTATTGAATTAGCCACTGATCGGGCTCAGTATATCGACCAGGGACAGTCGGTTAACGTATTCTTTAGACCAGATGCACACATCAAGTATTTACATGCAGTGCATTTTACTGCTTGGAAAAAAGGTCTTAAAGGATTATACTATCTACGTTCCGATAAAGTAAGAAAAGCTGACAAAGTTTCACAGCAAATACAACGGAATATAATTGAAGAAATCGATATGCACCATGTAGCAGATGGTGATGAATGTTTAGCATGCCAATAATAGGAGGCACCATGGCACCAAAGAAGTTCAAATTAACGCAAGAAAGACCATATTATAAACCATTTTCATACCAATGGGCATATGATTATTGGTTACAACATGAACAAAGCCATTGGTTATTTACTGAAGTATCTATGCAAGATGATGTTAAGGATTGGTCAAAATCATTATCTGAATCTGAAAAATTCTTCTTGACGAATATCTTTCGATTTTTCACGCAAGGAGATTTGGATGTGGCTGGTGGATATGTTAAAAACTACCTACCATATTTCCCACAACCAGAAATTAGAATGATGTTATGCGGGTTCGCGGCCAGAGAAGCAATTCACGTTGCCGCGTATTCACATTTAATTGAAACCCTTGGTATGCCAGAACGCATATACAATGAGTTTAGTGAATATGCAGAGATGAAGGAAAAACATGAGTTTTTTGATGAGTTTCACGCGATGGACCGTAGTTGCGTGGCACAGCAAATTGCAGTGTTTTCTGCATTCACGGAGGGATTACAGTTATTCTCATCATTTGCTATGCTATTGAATTTCCCAAGACATGGTAAAATGAAAGGGATGGGTCAAATTGTATCATGGAGTTTAATTGATGAATCGCTTCACTGTGAAGGTATGATCAAGTTGTTTAGAACGCATATTGAAGAAAATCGACACATTTGGAAAGATGAGTTAAAATCCGAATTGTATTCAATTGCTGAAAAGATGGTTGAATTAGAGGACAAGTTTATTGACTTATCTTTTAGTATGGGTGATATGGAGAACTTAACCGCCGAAGATATCAAGCAATATATTAGATATATTTGCGATAGACGTTTGATTTCGATGGGACTAAAGGGGATATACAAAATAAAGAAAAACCCACTAACTTGGATTGATGAGATGATTAACACACCAATCCATGGTAATTTCTTTGAAACAACAATCACTGACTATTCTAAAGGAGCATTACAGGGTAGTTGGGGTGATGTATGGGCATAGGAGATAAAAATGACACCTGAAAACTTCTGCTACTGGCTACAAGGCAAAGCCGAATTGCACCCAAATCCACCTACCAAAGAACAGTGGCAAGCCATTAGAGAACATCTCGACTTGGTAATGACCAAAGTCACACCACCTGTTCAATACGACAACGTCTTTCCTAGTTTCTTTGAAGACGACTATATCGATTTTAACAAGATCGATCCACTTACATTAACCTGTTAGGAAAAACCATGAGTTCTGAATCAAAAACAAACGTAACAACTGAAGTAACCGATACCAGTGTTAGTGTATCCGCTAGTGCTGAAGCAAGTGCAGAAGCATCCACTGAAACTACGGTAAGTGGTGTATCTATGGGTGCCGAGGCGTCAGCAGACGCCGAGGCCAGTGCACAAGCCGGTGCAAGTGTTGGTTTTAATGGTACCGATGTTGTAGCAGAAGCCGGTGCAGGAGTTGAAGCACATGCTGATGCACATGCAGATGCATCAATTGGTGATACTAGCACAGTAAAAGCTACAGTGTCAGCAGATGCGAATGCTGAAGCCCATGCAGGAGTTGAAGCAGAAGCCTCGATTGGTGCGCATGGTATTCAAGGTAATGCCGGTGCTTCTGCTGGTGCTAGTACCGGCGTTGGTATTGGTGCCGAAATCAGTAGCAATGGCGTAACCGCTGGTGCTACCGCCGGAGTTAGTATTGGTGCCCAAGTTGGTGCTAATATTGGTGGTGGAGTTTCACTAGATGGTAATACTGTTACCATTGATGCCGCTGGTAAAATTGCATTACTTGCAGGGGTTGATATTGATACCCATATTTCAGTTGACACGACTCCAGTAGTTAACGTGGCAACCACAGTTGCAGCACCAGTGGTTGATGCTGGTAAAACTGTAGGAAATGCAGTTGTGAACACCGCAACTGATGTTGGTAATACGGTAGTTAATGTAGGAAATGATATCGGTCACGCGGCAAGTAATACATTCAAGAAAATAGGCAAGTGGTTTTAGTTGACAACAATCCAGTTAAGTAGTACAATCTTATTTTAACTTAAATTCAAGGATTATCATGCTTTTTATCAATAAAGGTTTAACAAACGGCGAAGTAGTTACTTTAAAACTTACCAGTGGTGAAGAACTTATCGGTAAGCTAGTTGAAGAAGCTGACACTTCATTTAAAATATCAAGACCAATGGTATTAACAATGGATCCAGCCGGTAATATTGGTACGTCACCTTACTTGTTCACTATCGATCCAAATTCAGATGTTTCTATCTATAAATGTGCAGTTGCTGCTTCGATTGGTACCGATAAACAAATTGCAGATGCGTATTTGACTAAAACATCTGGTATTGCGTTGGCTTAATTATGAAAAGTATCTCACTAGTTACATTAGTTGACATCGCAATGAGCATCGATGAGGAAGATCCAATCGACTTTGGTATTCTTGGTCAAACCAAAGAGTCAGCTTTTGCTATGGTTGGTTCATCAGTGCTTGAAATGTTTGATAAGGCGGATTATAATGACGATGACAAACTAATCTTACTTTCAACAATTACTAAGTTAACCGTTGAAAACATGGTTTTAAACATTAAGCTACTAAGAGGCGAACAATGAAGTGTGAAAAAGGTGATCTTGCTGAAATTATTTACTCGATCAGAGATTCCAATAGAGGTAAAACTGTTTTGGTTGAAACTTACATTGGCCATTTTCAAGAAGGTGAAGAATTCAACTTTAATGGTCTAGTTTGCCAAGCACACACCACAGATCATTATTGGTGGGTTGCTGCTGATTACGGATTAAAAGGAATGTTTGGTGAATCACCAAAACTTTACATCCCAGATACTTGGTTAGAACCAATTCGACCAACACTCGGTGTTACAGAGACCGAAGAAGAACTGGATTTGGTATCTTAAACAAAAAGGCTACTTAGGTAGCCTTTTTTTACATTTACCTATTGACAACCCAAAAATATCGTATATAATAGCTCCATATTTAGCTAAAACGGTTAAAAATCACACCGTTTGAAACTAAATGGTTTTAATTAAGTTAAATACTAATGTACGTTTCGATAAGAAACCAGATAAACGGCTGTGTCATTTTAATTAGTACCGATTCAGTCCGCGAGTCTTGGCCAATTAGAAACCCGTAGTTATTAGGGTAGCCATGCTCGCCAATGGGACAATATCTTCTTTAGTATTTTGAAGTTTGTTCCAATGGAGATTGCCACGCGAAAACAAAGGGTTCAACGAACCTCGTGTAGTAACTCCCTTAATGTAATGTTACTTGATTGTCAGGTAACACCAAATGAAAGGAGTTTTCAGTTATGAAAAACAAAATTAAAATAGCATTGCGATTAGGTGCATTGCTAATGGGTTCAATCAGTGCTGTTTCACATGCAAATATTAAGCTAGAACATCACATTATTGTTGCTATCCCACCAGAATTAACAATAGTTCATGCAGAACCATTTAATAGCCAGTTAGAATGCCTCGCGTTAAACATATACCGTGAAGCAGGTGGTGAGCCTTATGAGGGCAAAGTTGCGGTGGCACAAGTTACCATGAATCGTGTAGCACACCCAGCTTATCCAAAAGATATCTGCAATGTAGTTCATCAAAAGAAGTATGTTAGAAATCACGCAGTATGCCAATTCTCTTGGTACTGCATGAAACATAGACCAGTAGATGAAATGAACTATGCTTTGTGTCGTGAAATTGCCAGAAAGGTTATGTTTTCTGGTTATAGAATGCGCAAATTTAAAGATGCTCTTTACTTTCATACCGTTGCAGTGAAACCAGTTTGGCGTAACAGTTTCGATATGATTGGCCGTACTGGTCATCACTTGTTTTATCGACCCAAATCTCGAAAAGGTGAGATTATGTTGGCATCCGCCGATTAGATTTAACAAGGACCTAGCTGCGTGGTGGTCTAACTGCCACGCACTAAATATCTGTTTTGAGGCTTAAAATGGATAACATAATCGTAGTAACACCCCCAGATGACATTCACCATGATGGTTTTAGACTACTCCTAGTTGATTTATCACCAGACCAATTTCAAATAGTTTCAGATAGTTTACTAAATCTCAAATCATTACCTAATGTTGTTGTCTATTCTTGGAATTCCCATGATTTAGACGAATGGATGTTGCAAAAGAAGAAGAAAAGCGATCTAATTATCTTCAATGCAAATAGTTCATGTGATAGTCTCATTGGCTATCTAACAGCGCAGATAAATACTTATTACTTTGGTACGCTACGAAGTTTAGCTACCGTTAACAATCGAGTACTTTACAATACCGACCAGTGTATTGAAGTACTCGACAATTACATAACCCAATATAAGGATTCAATAAATTGAAAGTAAATGGCACAAAAGTTACCGTGAAGGAAACTGAAAACATAACGCAAGCATTACGTAGATTCAAGAAATCAGTTAAGAATAACGGTGTATTGGACCGTATTCGTGAGTTGGAATATTACGAAAAACCAAAAACTACACGCAAGAAAGCAAAAGCAGCAGCAGTTGCACGTAATCGTAAAAGAGAACGTCTTGATAGACTACCAGGTAAACCAGGTTCTAAAAAATAATGTAGACATCTCTAGCCATATGGTGTATAATCTAATTTTTAACTTGATTTGGAATTACAAATGGCTAATACCGCTATCTGCATTGACTTAGAAACACTAGATACTTTACCATCAGCAACAATCTTAACCATTGGTGCTGTTAAATTTGACCCGTATGGTCATGAAGCAGTTGACCATCAAATGGAACCGTTTTATGTTAAGATTGATTTAGCTAGTTGCGAACCATATAACTTAACTATATCAGATGAAACTATTGCTTGGTGGGCTAAACAAGGCCCTGAAGCACACAAAGAAGCATTTGAAGGTACAGATAGAATCCCAATCGAAGATGCCATGCATCAATTGTTCTCATTTGCGCGTGGATGTAAGACTTTTTGGAGTCACGGTGCTGGATTTGATATTGTTATATGTGAAAACATATTCCGTAAAGTTGGTAGAGCAATTCCTTGGAAATATCATGAAATTCGTGATACACGTACCATCTATGACTTAGGAATTGACAACGACTTTCCAGATATTGAAGTTAAGCATCATGCACTTCAAGATGCACATGCTGAAGCAGTTGCTGTTCAGAACGTATACCGTAAGATTAAGGAAATGCAAACTGTGAAGCCAATCGCAGAACCGTTACATTTCTCTAGTAGCGCGATCAGTTCTAAGGTTTAACATTTTCGGGCACTAGTTCATAGTGCCCTATTAAATACATTGACAATCCAATATTAATCAGCTATAATTAACCTTTGATATCAATTACGGAGACAAGTATGTCAACAGACGTAACAATTAGTGAAAATGTAGAATGCACCTTGCAACCACCTAACTTATGGAATGTTGTATTCCATAATGATGACCTAACACCCATGGAATTGGTTATTGAAATTCTTGTTAATTTGTTTAAATTACCAGAG